TATAAGCATTGCAGGGAAGGCCTTATTCGCCTTCCTTATCTTATTCGCAATTGCGACTTCCCATTGCTCAAATAGCTTATCGTTAATATTGTTATCAACCTTATCAAGCTTAAAGGCTCCCTGCTCTTTTATTTGTCCAGTTTCCGGGTCGATCTCATCTGACATCAATACAATGCGATCCCCATCTGGACCTTGCATTGATTGTACCTTTTCAATTAGCTTCCTTTTCTCTTCCTCGCTGTCCGGATTGGCAACCCTCATAATGTATTGAGTCATAAATCCATTGCGAATTTCGCGATTCCTGAATAATGATATTTGCCACTCAGAATCTGCATCAAGATATATAGAATCAAATGGTGAGAGCGGATAGATGAATGAATTTTCCCATGCATGAAAATATACCTGGCCCGGATGCTTTTCAGGAGATCCATATCTCTGCATTTGTGCGGATAAGACACTTTCACGTACATCAAAAAGGGGATAAGATGAAATCTTATTGTTTTCTTTATCACCCTTAAAGCTGTTTTTATTATCTTTTGCCCATTTATCATAATATAATACCTTGGCGATATATCCAGAATCATCAATTTTTCCGAACCGGCAATTTTTGAAAGAAAGAACCTCTGGCGATGCTATCTTTCCAGCTGCATTCACCTTTGTTTTTATATACACCCCAAAATTTAATGCTGCTGAAGCTGAAGCCTGTCGTAATAAATCTTTAATTGTTATAGCCTTTTGCCGGATATCTTTAGCTATAACTATGTCATTAATTTCTTCGTTTTCAAACCCCATACCAGACAAAAAGCGAGCATTCATGTCTCTAATAGCTGATGCCGTAACGGAGCTACTAACTATTTTCTCAATAATATTAGGGTAGTCATTATTTTCTCCAAAATTCATGACCTCCGCAACGTCATTAACGGCCATTTTCCGATCAAGTTTGACCCTGTCGATTTTAATTCTATCGTCAATGTCAGTGCTTAGTAGCTTCATGCTGCAAGTTATTATGTGTTACTTTTTATTTCTTTTGCGCGTCCGTTCTGGCGAGGGAAAAGACTTTGGTTCATCAAGAATATCAGGGTGTCTTTTATCCTCATAGCCGTCTGGGAGTGTTATAAAATCCTCTTTTTTCAATATATTTGCATCCAGGAATTGTATTGCTTTTTCATCAGTCATATTTGCGTCTGAAAAGTGCATACCTTCTGAGGCAATGTATATTAGCCTTTTAAATTTGTTTGTTTTTTTCATGATAATATCTTTTTCTTTAATGTTAGACTTTTGCAACTCAACATAGTATCCTACTATTGATCTGCTGCATCCCCTCGGCGCTGCACCATTCAGATACAATTTAGAGTAAATACTTAAAATAGAAAGAGTCAGTTGACGAGATTGTAATATCTCGTCAACTGAATAGCTTAATATGTCACTTACAGTCATCAGATTGCAGCAGTTAATAACGCTTCAATTGCAATTTTTGAAGCTGAATAAGATGTGTCATAGAAAATGTGATATGACACAGTGCTCTCTTCGTCTCCCTGATTTGTCATTTCAATAATGCGCTTCCCAGAATCTGAATTCAATCTACTTGCATCAGCTGTTTTATAGAGGCCAGTTTCTAAGCCTAAAATCATAAAAGCCCCATCACCTGCAAGCCCCTTGTTTTTTCTTTCAACAATTACAACTAAGTCACTCAGATTGTCAAGAGCTTTTGTTGTTTCAGAATCAATTTGCCAAGGTTCAAATTTAAAATAGTGATTATATTTATCCGGGTTCGTGTCACTTGACACTAGGTCAGATCCTGCATCAATTTCTTTTTTGAACCCCGATATTTTATAGGCCATCGTTGTCGATGCCATCGTGATGCCAGTCACTCGATGTTTGTTAGCAGCATCATATGTAATCGATTCAATGTCAGTTCTATTCATTGCATACGCAACAGCTTCTGCCCCAGCGGTCGGCCGTTGGTCGCAGTCATATAGGATATCCCCTGTAATTCCAAATAAACAATTTGCCATGATTTTTATTTTTTTTAAAATTAAGGATGAGAATATTCTCATCCTCAATTAATTATTATTAAGCAGTCGGCATGGTTCCATATGCTACGCTGATCATCTTCTCATCGACAATCTTCGCATCAATAGTGAAGCCATAATCTGTGTAATTAACTTCATCCTTCATATCATACCAGCTTTTCAATGTGGTTAAATCGGACTGGTTTAATGTACCAATTGGCAAAGCATCAGAAGTTGAAAACACAATTCTATCCGGCAAAAACGCACCATGATCAGTTGAATCAGCTTCGAACATTTTCATGTTACTATTCCAAATGTTTTCCATATTGATGACCTCGATGCCATCCCATTTTATAGATCTAAGACCCTCTGTAGTTGTTTCAAGTTCAAAACTCTTTGAAGCTGCCCTTAACTCTGCCTTATATTTGTCAAAAACTGAACGCGTGACCATAAAAACAGCTGTTGGATCACTTCTTAACCGCTCATCGGCAGCGTCGTAGACTGATTGCAAGGATGCATCTGCCGTGATCTGCAAGTCAGCCTTGATGATAGATGATGCCGTTACACCAGTATAAATTTGTTTCCAAAGGCCATCAATTACATCAAAGAACTTAACATTATCAGCTGTGATAAGACCCGAAGCGGCCGCTTCAGACGCGGCTATGTTCTTGTCACCGAACCAGGTTATTCTCAGAACTGCTTTTGCAATTGCTTCTTCTAGCAAAACAAGTAATAACTTACCAAGCTCGCTCCCCTGCATGTTATATAGGTCTTCATAAGATTTGATTTTCCCAAAATAGGCCTTCCAAAGTGCATTCATTTCTGGAACACAATTAATAAGCCTATCGCCAAAATTAGCAGGTTCCCAAAATTTCTCACTCATTGGAACTGTTGCCCCAGAGGAATCTCGCCCGCATCCTGACTGCGCAATTCCTGTTAATCCCATTTGACCAATCATCAGAATTTGCTCTTTCATCTGGACGCCCTGCTGTATCCTGTGTAATTTTTCAATTGCTGGAGTTATAAAACTCTTCTCTACAATTGCAGCACTCAAATCCTGAACTTCTTTCGGCTTGAGTGTTAAATTTGTGGTATCGAAAATTGTTGCCATCTCTTTTATTTTTATTTTTTGATTAATTAATTAATTACTTCCGCTTGAAAACAAAGCCTTCCGGCTTCGGTTCATCCCCGGATGGGACATTAGCGGAAGGGGCACCGTCTGAAAACTTGTTCTTGAAAATGTCAAAATCAGATTTAACCTTGTTTAAACTTTTCAAAGCATCAGCTCTGGTTTTCTCAATCTCAGATTTGAGATTTTTCACTTCTGACACATTCAATGTATTTTTCGCTTTCAGCGTTTCCAATTCCTGTTTCAAAGCGGCATTCTCTGTTTCCAAATCTTCGCCTTCAGGAATGATAATCTCTGTAACTTCACCGGCAACGAATACATAAGTAGAACCATTGCTTAGTACAAATTCGCCTTCGGCTGGTCCCCCATCTACGGTTGCGGTCATGCCTACCTCTATCTGTTCGATAGTTTCAACAGCCTCGCCAAAATCTAAATCCACACCATTTACATCTTGAAATATAGCTGCTTTAGGTGCGCCTTTAAACCATGATTTTATTTGCCCTAATAGATTTTTCTCCTGCTCTGCTAAGGCATCTCTGATTTCTTCTTTGTTCATTTCTTTGTTTTTTAGATTATTATTATTAATGGATAAATCACCGCGTATTTGGGTGATGAAATTATAGGCCAGCATCTCGTCAGATGTCATAAATCGCTCCTCTTTCATAAGAGCGAGTAATTCATCAACACTTTTCCCAGATACTTTTGAATACAAATTTGCAATTCTATTTTTTTCTTCTCGAAGGTTGCCTCCCTCTGATAGCATTTCATCATCATCACCAACCGCTAATGCCCACGGGTTATGGATTAATAGTCGGCTATTTTCAGTTGACCATCTATTTTCTGTTGCCAATAACAAAAGTGTAGCAGCACTCGCACAAGTGCCAATTATTCCAATACTTGGATTCGTCCCCAGCGCTTTTACTGTGTCATACAAACGCCAACCCTCCCAAAGTGACCCACCGAAACTATCAAGTATGATCTCTTTTCCATCTTGTAGATGAGGCAATAATATTTCAGTTGTAATATCAAACCCAACCTCGCCTCTAA